ATCTTTCAGAATCGGTAGAGTTTCAGAACTATGCCGGTGACATGCTTCAAGTAATAATAGAAGAAGCCTTAGAAGAAAAACACCACATTGGAGAAAAGCCCGTTGATACAAACAGTCATTTTGAGAAATCTTATAACTAATGATGACTTTACTCGTAAGGTTATTCCCTTCTTACGAAAAGAATACTTCGAAGGTTCACACCGAGTAGTATTTGATAAGATTCTTGAGTTTGTTGGTAAGTATAACAAGCTGCCAACTCAAGAATCCCTAAATGTTGATTTAGATGAATCCTTCCTTAACGATCAGCAGTTCTCTGATGCTGCTGACGTTATTCGGGAAATCTCTTCCCCTGCTGAAAACCCAGACGCTGATTGGCTACTAGAACATACAGAAAAGTGGTGTCAGGATCGTGCAATACATCTTGCTATTATGAAGTCTATCTCTATCATCGACGGCAAAGACCCAGATATGACTAAGAATGCTTTGCCAGAGTTACTCTCAGAAGCTTTATCTGTAGGCTTTGATACAAACGTTGGTCACGACTATCTTGCCAATGGCGAAGAAAGATATGAATTCTATCATCAGGTAGAAGATAAGATCCCATTTGACCTTGATCGATTCAACGAAATAACCAAAGGTGGCTTACCTAAGAAAACTCTTAATATTGCTCTTGCCGGTACTGGCGTTGGTAAGTCTTTGTTCATGTGTCACGTTGCTGGTTCAGTCTTGGCACAGGGTAAAAACGCTCTTTATATTACTATGGAAATGGCAGAAGAAAAGATTGCAGAACGTATCGATGCTAATCTAATGAATGTAGCTATTGACCAGCTTGGTAATCTTTCCAAAGATATGTTTACATCCAAGGTAAAAAATATAGGGGATAGGTATCAGGGTCAACTACTGATCAAGGAATACCCAACTGGCAATGCTCATGTTGGTCACTTTCGTGCACTGCTTAAAGAGCTCAAGCTTAAGAAAAACTTTATGCCAGATATAATCTTTATTGACTATTTGAATATCTGCGCATCATCTCGTATGAAAGGTATGGGCGGTGCAATTAACTCTTATTCCTATATCAAAGCAATTGCAGAAGAGATTCGTGGTCTTGCCGTAGAGTTTAACGTTCCCATTATGTCAGCTACACAAACTACACGATCCGGTTTTGCCAACTCCGACGTGGGGCTTGAAGATACCTCGGAATCATTTGGTCTACCTGCAACAGCAGACTTAATGTTTGCACTTATCTCAAACGAAGAGCTAGACAATCTTGGTCAGATAATGGTCAAGCAATTAAAAAATCGATATAACGATCCTGGTACAAATAAGCGATTTGTTATCGGTGTAGATAGAAGTAAGATGAAGCTATTTGACGTAGAGCAGTCAGCACAACTTGGATTAACAGATACTGGCGTAACTACAAATACTAATTATGGTGCTAAAAAATACGAAGGATTTAAGGTATGATGGTAAAGCTATTAAGCTACTCTAAAGCTACTGGAGAATACGAGTTCGGGGACAAGACCGAATTACAAGATATTATAGCATACTGTGCTAGAGTATCTAACCCTGCTAATCAGAGCAATACAAAGACAAATGAAAAGCTTCTTAGTTATCTTGCTAAGCACAAGCATTGGTCACCCTTTGAAATGGTATCAGTGTGTATGGAAATTGAAACAACTCGAGATATAGCTCGGCAAATACTTCGTCATAGATCGTTTAGCTTTCAGGAGTTTAGCCAGAGATATGCAGATCCAACAGAAGATCTAGACTTTGTATTGCGAGAAGCTCGATTACAGGATACTAAGAATCGACAAAACTCTATAGAGATCGATGAACTCTCAGGTCCTGAGGGACAGCAACTACAAAAAGATTGGGCAGCAATTCAGTATCAGGTTATTCACGAAGCAAAGATGGCTTATCGATGGGCTATTCAGAATGGTATTGCTAAAGAGCAAGCCCGTGCAGTACTGCCTGAAGGTAATACAGTCTCTCGACTATACATGAATGGTACTCTTCGTTCTTGGCTTCATTATATAGAGTTAAGGTCGGAAAACGGGACACAGAAAGAGCATATTGAAGTAGCTAAAGAATGTGGTAATCAAATAGCAAAGGTATTCCCTTCAATTTTAGAGATGGTAAACTAATGGAACTTATATCAACATATTGGCGTGACTCAGATAATTCTACTGCAAAGGTATATAAGAAGGTAGATGAAAAATGTACTATTCAATATTATAGCAATCTTGGAGTTCTATTGGGCAGTGAATCCTTCCCTGATAAGACATTGCGCTATCATGAGGATGCAGCAGAGAATTGGGCATTAGGTATTAAACTGACACCTTAGGAGGAATTATTATGCTAAACCTTCATAGAATAACTTGGCCAGATGGACATACTTACGATGGTCAAGCGATGGGTCTTTTAGAAGAAGATCCGGTCAGACCTCATATTCCTAAATTAGATAGAGTTATAAAGAATCGCGAGGTCCTTTATCTTTTGTCTAATAGCGGTAAAATTAATGCTATAGTGTGTATATCAATTAATGATAAGCAGGCTATATCAGAAGAAGACCTATCCTCCTGGAGATATGGGGAAAAGAAAGATGTAGAAAATATGTTTGCTCATCTCTATACCGTATGGAGTTATAGCAAAGGTGCTGGAAGAGATATTGCCTTTGCAGCAATTGAATATATAAAGTATACGTATCCGAATGTAAAAAGAATTCTTACTCTATCCCCTAAAACGGAAATGGCTAAAAAATTCCATCTTAAAAATGGAGCAATTGAATTACAGGTTAATGAAGATACAGTTAACTTTGAATATAAAATTAAGGAAATATAATGTATTTAGAACCGTGGATGCTTGGTGGCTTATTCGTTTGGTGGCTCGCTTCTGTTTATGCGATATCAAAAAAAGAGAGGGAAAAATCATTTGCCGTAGGATTAAGTCTTGGTGTTAAATACACCATAACAGGATATGTGAAAGACAGGACTATTAGCTATAAGAGAGTTTGTGCGTCTCTTATAGATGACTTAAATTCAGGAGCTGTACAAATAGAGGACTATGAATAGTGTATGAATATAAAGCAAAAGTAATAAAGGTAATAGATGGAGACACCGCAGATGTAGACATTGATCTTGGCTTTGATATAATACTGTCTAACCAAAGAATTCGTTTTATGGGTGTTGATACACCAGAATCCAGGACTTCCGATAAAGAAGAAAAGGTATATGGCCTATTAGCGAAGGACTTCGTTCAATCCCATCTTGTAAAGGGTGATTATGTTACTCTGCAGACATTTAAGGACGATCGGGGTAAATTCGGTAGGGTTCTAGGCGATTTTAAAGTATACGACACCAATAATGATCGATGGACTACTCTTTGTAGGCTGCTAATTGAAAATAACTTAGGTGTAGCATATCACGGTCAAAGCAAAGACGATATTAAAGAAGAGCACCTTAGAAACAGACAGATTCTTTCTGAAAAAGTAAATCTTAGGGTTAAAATTGAAAAAGTAAATCTTAGGGTTAAAATTCCGTAAAGTTACGATCTGTGACGATCTTTTTTCTTTAATAAAATCAATGGCTTATGAGATTGTTTTTCATAAGCCATTGTTTTATATAGAGTTTTTATTTTGGTCATATTATTTACAAAGGGCCCGTACTACGGTATAATACTCTCGTAAATTAAACAAAGGACCAAGATTATGCTAGTTACTGTCTTCCATAAAGAATACGATCAAAACGATAACAAAGTGTTTAATAAGATGTGTGTTGTTAAAGCTCCATTTGAATCAGTTGACGAAAACCTTGAGTATGCTTGGCGTTACACTAATAACATCAACGGCTCATGGTCACGTAACGACATTGGAGACAACGCTGATTGGAACGAAGACGTTATAGAAATTGCTCCTCTAGAGAATGGATATGGCCATCGTTCATCAATGGTTCGTGATCGTTTCGAAGTTAACAATGAAACATATGAAGTTGATGTGTTCGGTTTCTCTAAGATCTAAAAGGAAAAATAATGAACGACGATGAACATGATGAGGGTAAAGCTATTATGGGATTACTGCTTATACCCTCCCTTATCTTATTTTATATAATAAGCCAATCAGGAATTCTATGATTATTACCCAATATGAAGGACGCACTAATAAAGAAGAGCGCGAGATGATTGACGAGCTAAGTCTCTTTATTTCTGAAAAATACTTTCCTAAGCATAAGGTACAGGTTACTTATAAGATAATGCGTTGCCTTGAAAAGAATGAAGGTATCCAAGGTGATACAATTTGGGAAGATAATACAAAGGATGAAAACGACGTATTCCCAATATCATCTTGTGCTAGACCTCGCTGCTTTACTATTCGAATGCAGAAAGGGTACGATACTAAAACTTTTCTAACTCTTATCGCTCACGAGATGGTTCATGTAAAACAATATGTTCTCGGGGAGATGACCAACAGATACGATGCTAAGAATACTGTTTATCGTACTAAGTGGAAAGGTAAAGATGTAACTAATTGGTCTTACATGCGTCAGCCATTTGAAAAAGAAGCCTATAGATTACAGGAAAAACTCTTACTTCAGTTTATGAAATCATATAAATAGTACTATCTAAAGAGAAGAGGTACAGCGTGAAAAAATTTAAAAGCTTTGTCGTTGAAGACATGAGACCGCTTACCCCTGCTGAATTTCAAAAGCCGAATTCCCAAACTGGTGAGCCAAGACTAGAGCTACTTGTTAAAGCAATTATATCAGGTACTCCTCTCCCAACGGTTGATAAAAAAACCGTATTTCTAGCTAATGATCCTGAAAACCTTAAAGCTGTAGATCAGTTTAAAAAAGAAACAAAGCCCAAACCGATGTCTCTCAAAACAAAAGAAGGGGATAGCATATCTTCTTCTAAACTCGGTAAGTCTGCTTATTTCGGTGGTGGCAAGGGTGCTGGCGGTGGAACCGATAATACTGCAGTAGTTGAGTCTGCTCAATGCCTGTGGCTTGCTGCTATGCTTAAGCACGGGGCTAATCAGCCAATCGAATATTACACCCCTGAGGTTCTTAAGTCTTTTATGGGCAAGGTTTCAGTGGGTAAGACATCATTTGATGATATGATCTCGATTGATCCAACGTGGGCTTACTCGTCATACTACTCTGCTAAAAAATTAATAGCAGAAAGATATGTTAATAGTAATCACATCTTTCATCGCGATTCAAAGGAAATGAAATTTATATACGATGCAAAGAAGACAGCATTAAAAAATAGTGGACTCGGCTCTATGTCAGACGACAAGTGGAATCCAGGAGATATCTGGGCCATAGAGTCTGGTGTAAACCTATCAAAGGAATTAGATATTAGTTCTATCTCTTCTTTAAATAGTTCATTGCTCAAACTCTTTACGTCTCGTAAGGTTATTGGTATCTCTCTTAAGCAAGTTAAAAAAGATCCTGCAAAGATCAAAGAGTACAACTTCGAATCTGCCCCTTCATCTCACAAATTTATTTCTGCTAAGACTAAATCTAACCGTGGAGACTTCTTTTCCAACAAAGGCGGATTCATAGAATTTAGCTCTGGCCTAATGGACATACGACCTAATAGCTATATGGGTACAAATAAGATTGAGATCCGCGGAACTAATTCTCGTGGCGGTGGAGCTGGATGGCAAACTGTAGTATATTCTGCTAAAAAATATATGAATGTAAAGGTTCGTACCCACGCAGAGACCAAAAAACTGGCTAATAAGATATTAAAGGGTGATAAAAGAGCAATACAAATATTCTTTCTTAGATCCAAGATCTGCGATTCGTCCTTGACCTATGACTATTTTGCTGAGCAAATAAAAGAAAAAGATGGTGGCTGGATTACAGCTAAGATTGGTGCAGTAGATGTATGTAGTGTTCTTATTCAAAAGAAAGGCACAAAGTCTGACGCCTTTATTAATTCTATTGTAAACTATGCTGCATCAACTTCCGAAGAATCGTCAGTATTCATAAAGGTATCCCAATAATGATTTCGTTTGGAACGTATATTACCGAACAAAAAAACACTCACATGACCCACCTTGAAGATCAAGTGATATATGGTGGAGTTAAAGGAGCTCG